TTTTTTATGATAAATTCCTCTCTCTAGCTTTCTCAAATTTCCATTTTTCACCCAGATATAATAATCATGATCCAAAGCCTCTGAGTCGAAAGACTCAGGGGCTTTTTCATGTCTGGAGGTGAGCACTTTGTTATTCCGCACCATCACTATCATTATTACCATCGTATTTTAAAGCGCAGCTGCGCAGAAAGGAGAAAGCATTATGAACTTTTGGTCCGAAATCGTCAAAGAGGTTGGCACCGTCCTGGTGGAAGTCCTCGTCCGCATCGCTGAAGAAATGGAAAACAACAATTGATCACAGTACACTGAAAAGGAGATTTTACTATGCCCGCAAATGTTGAAACGATGTTCTCTGTCCGTGAGACCCCTTGGCACGGCCTTGGCCGGATCATCATGGATGCCCCTGCAAGCCGTGAAGCCTTGGAACTGGCCGGCCTGGATTGGCAGGTGGAGAGCCGTAATATCTATTCTGGTACAGGTGCTATGATCCCCGGCTATCGCGCAAATGTCCGCAGCACCGATGATGCTGTTCTAGGCGTGGTATCCGATCGCTACCGCATTGTCCAGAATGAGGAAGCATTCCAGTTCACCGATGATCTGCTGGGTGAAGGTGTCACTTATGAAACTGCCGGTTCCCTGCAGGGCGGCAAGAAGGTCTGGATGCTGGCAAGGCTTCCGCGGAAATATCTTATCGCTGGAGATCAGGTAGTACCATATCTTGTGATCTTCAACAGTCATGACGGCAGTTCTGGTGTGAAAGTGGCCATGACTCCGATCCGTGTAGTCTGCCAGAACACGCTGAACCTCGCGCTGAATACCGCAAAGCGCAGCTGGACTGCACGCCACACCGAAAATGTTCTGCTCCGCGTGCAGGATGCCCGTGAAACCCTGCAGCTGGCCAGCAACTATATGGTTGAACTCGGCAACCGTGGCGAAGAGCTGGCTCGCATCGATTTATCCGATCACAAGGTGCAGGAGTTCATCAATGAGTTTTTCCCGATTTCTGAGGACCTGTCCGATTGCCAGCGGAAGAATAACCTGCGCCTGCAGGAAGATCTGAAGGCTCGCTATTATAACGCACCGGATCTGGAATGGGTCGGCAAGAACGGTTGGCGCTTTATCAACGCAGTCTCCGATTTTGCCACCCACGCGGATCCTCTCCGCAAGACCAAAAACTACAACGAGAACCTGTTCCTGCGCACCGCAGAGGGCAACCCCATGATCGACAAGGCTTACAAGATGGTGCTGGCAGCAGCATAAAGGAGCAAGCCATGAATGATGTAAATAACCGCATTTTCAGGGAATTCACGGAATTTTTTGACAACGTTGAGAAGAATGCTTCTGAAATCAGCGTTACCATGGCTTATGAGATCACGATGAAAAGTACCATCAGCACCGCCATTATTGTTTTGGAATCCGAGGGTAGACTGGAGGAGCGCTACTGGAACCATCTCAGGGTGCAAAATAATATTCTGGATTTTCTTTACGACATGTGGGTTGGCTCTTGCCATTCATTGGCCAGTGACTTTTCCACGATCATGAAAGACTTGGTGGAATACGACTTCATCATTACTGAATCAATTATGAGAGAAAGGATGCAAAGTGCATGAAAAGATTGATTTCAACTTTGAACCTGTCCAAAGAGGATTGGCTCCGTTACCGCAAATGCGGTATTACTGGCACGGATGCCGGGGCTATTCTTGGTCTAAATCCCTACCGCTCGGCATTTCAGGTGTACCACGATAAAATCAGTGATACCTTTGAGAATATCGACAATGAGGCTATGCGTCAGGGACGCGATCTGGAAGATTATGTCGCGCAGCGCTTCACCGAGGCCACCGGTCTGAAGGTACGCCGTGCAAATGCCATTTACCAGAGCGAGGAACATCCGCTGCTTCTGGCAGATTTTGACCGCCTGATCGTTGGGCAAAAAGCTGGATTAGAGTGCAAAACGGTTTCGCCGTTTTCTGCGGACAAGTGGGCTGATGGAAAAATCCCTGCACATTACATGGCTCAGGTCAATCACTATCTGGCTGTCAGCGGTTTTGACTGCTGGTACATTGCTGCTCTGATTTTCGGGAAGGAACTGGTGATTCACAAGATCACAACCGACAAAGAAGTTCTGAACAACCTCATTGCCAAGGAAGAGCACTTCTGGAAATACAACGTGATGCCCGAAATTCCGCCTGTACCTACCGGAAGCGAGGGGGATACACAGCAGATCAATCAGCTGTACTCTGCAGATGATAGAAACAAAACTGCCGATCTGAATCCCATCCGCGACCTGTTGGATAAGCGGCAGGAGCTTTCTGATCAGATCGAACAGCTGGAGCAGGAAAAAGCCTCTATTGAACAGCAGGTGAAGTTGGAGATGCAGGACGCCGCCTATGGTACAGCACCGGGCTACAAGGTGTCCTGGGTATCCTCCGAAAGTAAACGGGTAGACTCCCAGCGTTTGAAGAAAGAACAGCCCGATATTTTCAATCGGTACAGCAAGAATGTAAGCAGCCGCAGGTTTACCATTATCCATGCAGCATAATTTTTGTACGCCTATAGGCACACAAAATTCGCGCTTTAGCTATTTTTATTTAATAGAAAAGCACAATACTGTTTACACAACAATAATTGTATGCTAAGATAAGAATATGAGGTGATGCACGATGGTTCTGCGCAAAAGTTATTTGGATAAGATCATTCCTTTTATCGATCAGGATCTGATTAAAGTTCTGGTTGGAATCCGGCGCTGTGGAAAAACAGTCCTTCTCGGTCAGATCAAGGACGTGCTCCTCCAGCGCAACATTCCCGCACAGAACATTATTCAGGCCAATTTTGAGTCCATGCGCTTCCGCAACACCCGTACTGCAGAAACGCTTTACGACTACATCGCAGAAAAAGCGGAAGGCTGCACCGGCAAAATTTATATTCTTCTGGATGAGATTCAGGAGGTGGAGCGCTGGCAGATTGCAATCAATTCTCTTCGTGTCGATTTCGATTGTGATATTTACCTGACCGGCTCCAATTCCAAGCTGCTTTCCGGCGAATTGGCAACCTATCTTTCCGGACGATACATCCAGATTCAGCTTTTCCCCTTTTCGCTGGCCGAAGCAAAACAGCAATGCATTGAAAACGGAACCTATACTTCGGATGAAAAGCTCTTCGCAGACTATTTGAAGTACGGCGGTTTTCCGCAGCGTTTCTTCCTCCCTGACGATCATTCAATCACCACCTATCTGGGCGATCTTTACGAGGCTATCATTGTCCGTGACATCATGCTGCGCCACAATATTCGCGAACAGACCGCATTACGTAATGTCCTTGCATTCCTGCTGGACAATATCGGCAATCCGTTTTCTGCCCGTAATATCAGTGGACGCATGGTTTCGGAAGGAATCAAGACAACCACTGCTACCGTGCTGAACTACGTTGATTATTTCAAGGAAGCCTTTATCCTTCTGAATGCAAGCCGCTATGATATCAAAGGAAAAGCGCTCCTGTCCAGCACAGAAAAGTACTATGCAGTCGATCTTGGGTTGCGGAACGTTATCAAGAAAAGCGAAGAGCTTGACAGCAACAAGCTGTATGAGAACATCGTATATCTGGAAATGCGGAGCCGTGGCTATGAAGTTCAGGTCGGCAAGCTGGACGACACCGAAATTGATTTTATCTGCTACCGTGGAGATGAAAAGCTCTATATTCAGGTTGCTTACCTGATCACTCCCGCCGATGAAGAACGGGAGTTCGGTAATCTTGAGCGGCTGCACGACAACTATCCTAAGTATGTTATCAGTGGTGATTTGGCGAATTTAAGCCGAAACGGAATCATTCATCGAAACATCATTGATTTTCTGCTCAATCCGTAATTTTCACATCATGGGGCACAACAGTTGACGCTGTTGTGCCCTTTTTTCTTTATCAGAATTGGAGGCATTCTTATGGAAAATCCATTCGTAAAATTATTTGCTATCGACTTCAAAGATCATCTGGAAGTCAAGAAGTCCGTCAATACCGAGTTAAAATATGTAAGCTGGGCGTATGCCTGGGCGGAGGTAAAAAAGCTATATCCTGCTGCCAGCTACGAGGTCAAGAAATTCAACGGCCTGCCCTATGTTTATGACCCCATCACCGGCTTCATGGTGTACACCACTGTCACGATTGAGGGCGTTTCGCACGAAATGTGGCTTCCGGTTTTGGACAGTTCCAACAAAGCCATGAAAGCTGTGCCTTACACCTATACCACCCCGAAATGGGACTACAATCCGCAGACCCGCCGCCGTGAAAAGATCGGCATGGAAGAACGTACCGTAGAAGCAGCCTCTATGTTCGATGTGAATAAAGCTATCATGCGGTGCTTAGTGAAGAACCTTGCTATGTTTGGCCTTGGCCTGTATGTTTATGCCGGAGAGGATTTGCCGGAAGATGCTGCACCGCAGCCGGAGGCGGAACTGCAAAAGCAGCCGAAACCGAGATCCGCTACCCCGAAGCAGGAACAGCCGCCCATGCCCTGCATCTGCGCCCGGTGCAACCAGCCCATCAAGAGGGTCAAGCTGAAGGATGGCTCCATCATGCAGGCGGCAGAGTTTGCAGCCACCCATGAGGGAATGTGCGCTGACTGCTATAAAGCCACCAGATTGAACGTAGCATAATAAAACTGCTCTATTTCGATGTCACTTGATTCTTGTATGATTCTATATTTCATGGTACACTTACAGTAGTGAGTTCTGAAAGCTCTCCTCTGTGAGTGGAAAGGAGCATTGCATGAAAGATTTGCAGTTTCCTGTTGGAATCTCGAATTTTGAAAAGATTCGAGAAGGCGGGTATTATTATATCGACAAGACCAATCTGATTTCTGAACTTCTTAGCGGTGGTATCGCTGAAGTAACATTGATCACTCGTCCTCGCCGTTTCGGAAAATCACTTGGTATGAGCACTCTCGCAAATTTTCTGGACATCCGCAAAGACAGCAAGCAACTGTTTGAGGGATTGGCGATCTCCAAAAATACAGAGCTTTGCAAAAAATGGATGAACCAGTGTCCTGTGGTATTTTTCTCTTTCAAGGATACGGACGGTCTGACCTTTGAAAGCGCCTATGGAATGCTGCGCATGAAACTGGCATTTGCATTCCAGGATTATCAGTTTCTTTTGGATGACGATGCTATTTCTGACGATGACAAAAGCATCTTTAAGCGGATTCTGGGACGCACTGCATCCATGGATGAAACAAAAAGCTGCTTTTTGCTATTGACCCGGATGCTGGAAATCCACTTCAAAAAATCGGCGGTCGTCATTCTGGATGAGTATGATGTTCCCATTGCAAAAGCCAGCAGCAACGGATATTATTCGCAGATGCTGGACGTGATGCGGGCTATGATGAGCACCACGCTCAAAGACAATACTTCGCTTGACTTTGCTGTTATTACCGGCTGTCTGAAAATTGCTAAAGAAAGCATTTTTACCGGGACGAACAATTTTGTTTCGGACACGATTCTTTCTCCCCGGTTGAGCGAATCCTTTGGTTTCACACAGACAGATGTAGATCAAATGCTGAAAGATGCTGGTCTTGAATCGCAGTCTGCTGAAATCAAGGCATGGTACGACGGTTATCATTTTGGCGATGCAGACATTTATTGTCCGTGGGATGTGATCAGTTATCTGCGGGATTTCCAGTATGGTGTAGCACAGAAGCCGAAAAGCTATTGGAAAAACACCAGTGATAACGCCATCATCCGTTCTTTCATCGACTATGCAGGCGACAATATCACCACAAAGCTTGAAACTCTGATGGCTGGCGGCTCTATTGTTCAGCATATTGAAGAAAACCTGACCTACGATTATCTGCACTCCTCTGAGGAAAATCTTTGGAGTGTGCTGTATCTGACAGGCTATCTGACCAAGGTGCGGGATAAAGATTTGACGGATTCGCTGCCGGATGGCTGCTCTGCGCTGATGATTCCCAATGCAGAGATTCAGGAAATTTTTGAAACCACTGTAAGCAAGTGGTTTGACGATAGCGCTAAGGCGTGGAACCGCAGCCCTTTGTTTGATGCAGTCTGGAGCGGAAACAGCGAAGCTCTGACAAAAGAAATGACCAAGCTGCTGCGTATGACCATCAGTTACCATGACTATCGGGAGGATTTTTACCACGCTTTCCTTGCGGGCATCTTTACTGGTGCTGGCTATGTGGTGGAATCCAACAAAGAGCATGGCGAGGGTCGCAGCGATGTCATTGTAAAGGATATCCGCAATGGCCGTGTGGCAATTTTTGAAGCCAAGTATTCCAAAACTCTGGATGCTCTGCCGGATGCCTGTGATGCTGCCATTCAGCAGATCAATGACCGGATGTATGCAGCAGACTTCCGGGATGACTATGATGACATCCTCTGTTATGGCATCGCATTCTTCAAAAAGCGTTGTATGGTACGCAAAAAATAAACACTATACTGGAGGCCCACACAATATGTGCGATGTGCTTGATAAAGTGGAAAACCGTGGCATTGCAAAGGGAAAAGCCGAAGGGGAAGATACGCTGGCTTTGCTGATGAAGAAGCTGTTCGATCAGAACCGTATTGAAGATGCAAAGCGGGCTTCTGAAGATAAGGAGTACCGTGCTCGGCTGATGAAAGAGTTTGGCATCAGCTGAGCAAAAAATTATATGTACAACTGGGAGAGTGTCTTCGGATGCTCTCCCTTTACTTTTGCAGGACAGTCCGCGTGGATTGTCCTGTTTTTATTTGGAGGCATACAATGAAAGAAGAAAAAATCAAAGTCCTTGCGCTCCTGCCAATGGAGCTGCCAAAGGAAATCGAGCTGGACAACACGCTTGAAGCCATGCAGAAATTTGTAGGCGGGCTGATCGAATGCATCACATTGAGTGACACCGGTTCAGCGGTCACACTGGTCTGCAATGATGAAGGCAAGCTGCTTGGCCTGCCGCTCAATCGTCCGCTGTGGGATGGAGCCGATGTTCTTGCCGGGCCGGGATTTCTGGCCGGATGTGACAACGAAGGGAATCTGACTTCCCTGCCGCAGAGTACAATGGATTTCTACAAAGAGAAATTCAGAGCTTTTATCATTGAAATCTAAGGAGGACAGATTATGACCTTTAATGCAATGACCGAACACTACGAAGAGATCACGGTTTGCGGAAAGCCTGCGCTGTTCACCAGCATCCGCATAGCCCTTGAGGCACCGGCACCTTGCTACGAAGGAAACGTAGCAGTTGATCCTTGAAAACTAAATATAGAAAAAGGGAGATGTATGGCATGAGTATCTATCAAGCGCCGCAAGTTCCGCAGCCAGCTGTCACATTTGGAGGTGGCAATTATGTAGATTTATCGACAGTAAACATGCTGCAGGCGCAAAACGCTGCTCTGCAGCAGGAAAACGTTGCTCTGAAAAGTGCGAACCAGTCTCTACAGCAGCAAAGGGAGAATCCGCTTTGTAAAGCAGCTAATCGCGCCTACCTGCGAGAATTCACCGCATATAAAACAGAGAGTCTCGTAGAATTTCCCGACGGAAGGTACCACCTTGTTAAGGAAAACCCTCTTGGTGAACTCTACAAGGTTGTCAAGCCCGTGTCAGACTGTACAGAATTCTCTGCTCGATATGCGATCGATCCACGGGACGGCTCTACGAGTATTGAAGTCCGGTACAGACTTCCTAACGGAACTCTTTCAGGCTTCCGTGTTGCCGATGACAAATTTCAGCAGAACGCTTTGATTCAAGGATTTTACAAAAGTGGCGGCACACTCCGCTGTGGAAAAGATGGTCCCCGGTTGTTTTATATGCTCGTTGCGCAGCTTTTGAGTAAGCAGGAGATCTATTTTCAACCTATACCTGGGTGGAATATCAACGCCTCAAGATGGTTTTTCAAAGAGTCGGCAGGATGTGAGGCGCCGCTGGATAGTCCGATTCTTCGTCCTGATGCTCTGACATCCGAAGACCAGATGATGATGGCCGCGGTCATCGGATTATCCTTCTTGAAGACACGTCTTCCTGAAGACATGCAGCCGACTAAGCCGTTTGCTGTGATCTCTGAGAGTTTTTCGATCACAACAGAGATCACTCTCAATTGCAAGCTCGCCGAGCTTAAAAAGCAGCTGAACCATCATCGAGACGACTTGCTCATCCATGTCCGTGGTGGATTTGCGTCCAACCGGTATCAGAAAGCTACGAATTATGATTACCTCTCCGATGAAGCCGAGAAGGGAAGCACGAGTCGTTCGATCTACATTGTTCAGGCAAAAGAATTGACGCCGGAGATTCGTGAGCATTGCATTCCGATCCAGTTAAATCCGGCAGAGGCTTGCTCCGCTACTACCGGTGTAGATTCTGTAACATGGGGTGATTTGATTTCCTTGGTAGAGGGCAATCCAAACGAATTTGATTCCCGCGTGTATCGCGCATATAAGGAGGAACGTGACAGAATGGAAGGATCAAATTTTTGTCAGGAAATTGCCGTTTTACGTGCTGTAAGCGAAATCATTTGCTGGACGTTTTCTCAAAAAGCGTCTTTTTCCGAAGAAAAGGTTCGAGATGCTTATAAAACCGCCTTCGATCACTATCCTTCCCGGTGGGATTCTATGCTAAACACAACCGCATCGGATTGCTTCCGCAATGCCCTTTATGCAGCTGCACGCGAACAGACCATCCGATTCCGGGACATTGGTGATTTAGACGAGACTTATTGCAAAGAAAAGGAGGTACTATATGATGAGTATAAGCTCTATCTCACCCTTGATCTTGTGAAACGTTTGGTCGCAAAGCGCATGCCGGAATTTCTTACATCTGATGTTCTGGCTCAGTTGACTGAAGCTGGCATTCTTTCGAGCTCTATCGTAAAGACGCTCACGCTCTCTACCGGGCATTCCAAAAATGTCAGGCTTCGATCAATTAATCGCAGCTTTGTGAATGGATATGGTCGTCGTGACATTACAACTATTTCAACCTAAAGGAGGTTATCTTATGATTTCAAGGCCAGAAATCCAGGCATTCCTTGGCACGTATCAGGAAGGTGCTGAAAAATTCCCGGTCCACCTTCAACTTCACCCCGGAGTTGATCCTTCCAGTATATTCCTTACTGGATCAAGCGGCAGCGGAAAATCCACGGCGGGGCAATGCATGGCAATTCAATTCGCTAAGCAAAGAACCCCCTTGCTCGCATTGGACCTTGGACACACTTTGTCGCCTGATCACATTTGCCCACCGCTGTCCTCTGAATTTGAGGCACTGGCAATCAGGCATGATCTCTACAATGAATCTGTGGCCACCGACATTCTCAATCCTAAACCTTGTGGAAGCAATACAGAGTCCCCCTATGACACGGCCTATGGTCTTTGCCAGATCATTGGACAAAATAATCGTTTTGGCCCTGCTCAAATCGCATCGCTCACAGCCGAGGTCAAAACGATTGTGGAGCACCGGGAAATTTGTCCCCATATCTTCCCAAGCATTCTTAAGGCATTGAAAAGTTCCACTTCTGCAAATGTCCGCATGTTGGGAAATCGACTGGAGCCGCTTCTCCAGCATGATGTGTTTGAACGCCGCCAAAACGGAAGCTCTTCCCTTCCGATTTCGCCTCATATACATATTTTTGATGTGAGCAGCTATCCTGATACAATCAGGACTACCTTGGCAGAACTTCTGTTGTACGATTGGTTTCGCTCCGCTCGTGCGCTGCAGATTCCCATCGTTATCATGGTCGATGAAGTGCAGAATCTCAGGCTTGGTCGCGGCACGATTCTGAACCGAATTATCACAGAAGGCCGCAAGTTTTCAATCGGTTCTATTCTAATCTCACAATCTTTGAAGGGCTTTGCTCCAGATGAGCAGTTGGCGTTGAGTCAGACTGGAACCAAGCTTTTCTTCAAACCGCCGCTCACGGAAATTCGAGCCTGTTCCGAGATGCTAGCCGAACCAGTTCGGCGTTCCGGAACGGTCGAGCTTCTTAAAAAGCTGAAGGTCGGTCAGTGCCTTCTGTTATCCGATTTCACGCACATCGGAGACTCGCTCCAACCCAGCTCCGACTGTATTCAGGTAAGCATCAACTTTCCGACATCTATTATTGAATAAACAAGTAGGAGGATTTATCATGAACATCCCAGATGGATTTTTTGAAAACCCTGTTTCTCCCGAGTACGCTGATCTGCTTTCAACTATGGGCGCCCCAATTTACTTTACAGAGGCTCCATGTTGCCACTCCGGCGATTGTGGATACATCGATTGTAGTGCTATCACGCTGCGTGACCAGAGCCTATTCTTTAACTGCGGCTATGTCGTTCCCCCTTTAAACGCCCAATATGAGGAAGTACAACCCGATTTGCATTCTTTGGAGCGTTATGATTTTTCAAAAATGCCAGATCTTCCCTGGTACCCTTAATCACACTTTAAGAGTCCTATATCTGAGAAAGATATTCTTACTTTGAAGCCACCTGTGCTTTCCATTATTTTGCGAAAGGAGAGAAAAGTTATGATTGATAAGCAACAGGATTTTCTTACACTAACAGGTGCGGCTCGCCGTGCACGGAGCGAAGGTTATGATATAACATACCACGGTCTCCGCAATCTCGTAGCCGCCGGTTACATAAGTCACGTACCGAACGGATCACGTATCTACGTGTTTTACCCCAATGTGATCCGCTTTCTCCAGAAGGGGCTCACGGCTGAGCAGAGCCTGGACTACCAGCTTTCCCGCGCCCGTAACTGATCTAACCGTTCGCCCTCAGTATCCTCCGATGCTGAGGGCATTTTTTGAAGCAGGAGGTTCAAATCTATGTTCTGTGAAAATTGCGGCCATCAAATCTCAGATACCGCTAAATTCTGCTCTGCCTGCGGTCATCCCGTTGGCACAACGCCATCCCCCGGTGCAGTAGCTCCACCTGCCGTTCCAGCCAAACGAGAATCGCCCCGGCTGAAAGCCTCGTCTGGCAATGGCAGCATCACACGAATGTCCGGAATACGCCGGAAGCCATGGCTGCTCCGAATGCCGATCCCCGATCCTCACACCGGAATTACAGTCATGAAGGCTGTTGGCACCTACGTCACCCGTGAAGAAGCCGAGGCGGTACGCGCCGAAATGATGAAGCGTCCGGCCACACCCTATCAGGACTCTACCCTGCAGGACTGCTTCCGGATGTTCAAAGAGTCCCGTGAATATAAGGGCCGGTCCGATAAGGCTCGCGAGCTCTATGACATTGCGTGGAAATATCTCCGTCCGCTGTGGCACTTCAAAATTGCCGCCCTCTATGCGCAGGACTTTCAAAACATCTTAGACAAGATGGCCGATAACGGCCTGTCTCAAAGTCGAAGGGCGCAAATCTCCGGAACGCGAGATTTTCACGGACGAACAGGTGACGCTGATCCTGAGCCAAAAGAACACGCCCACCGGGCAGATGGTAATTGCTCTTCTGGCCTGCGGAGTTCGTATCTATGAGCTGCTGCACTTCAAACACGAAGATTTTCACCGCACGGAATCCGGTGCTTATCTGATCGGCGGCTGCAAGACCGAGGCCGGACGCAACCGCATCATTCCCATTCTCGACTTTGGCATTCCGGTTTTTGAACATGCGTATGCCACCTCTGTGGAAAATGGTCCGCTCTTTCCCAATGGAAAAGGCGGTTTCTGGAATGAGAAGAACTGGCGTAACCGCAAATTCTATCCTTTCTTGGAGGAAATCGGCATCCAGCCGAATCCTTACGACGAAAATGGTAAGCGCAAACCGGAGTTTGCCGGGAAGCTTGCCACCTATACGCCCTACACCACCCGCCATACCTACGCCAGCCTTTGTGACCGCGCAGGCGTCAACAAGGATATCCTGAAACGCGCTGTCGGGCACACGCCCAAATCCAAAACGCTGGATGAAGTCTATCTCCATCCGAAAGCGACCCAGATGATCGAAGCCTTTGACTCGGCCAATCAACTGGTCAAAGATGAAGTTCTGGCTCTGCCAGAAGAATAA